AACAAAGCACGTTATTGGTCTTGTAAGGCGTGGTAGAAATGGCAGAGACACAATCGATTCGACTAGATCGAATTGAAAAGAAAATCGATAAACTATCTGATGCTATTACAACATTGGCGCGGGTAGAAGAAAAGATTAGCGACCTCGAGCAAAGAAGAGTCGAGTCGCACGAACGAGCAAATCGAATATCAGCAAATATCGATATACTCGATCGAAAGGTAACGTCGTTAAATGAAAAGGTATTAGTCCTTAATAGAGTTATGTGGATCGTCGTTGCAGGTGTAGTAGGAACTATATTCGCACAATTACAAGGAATATTGTAAAAATGAAAATGTTAAAATTCGCAAAACTTTTTGAGAAGAAACTTGATCCCGTAGGTCAGGCAGACGCCGACATCGATAATGATGGTGACGTTGATAAGTCTGACAAGTATCTTCACAATCGTCGTAAGGCAATCAAAAAAGCAATGTCTAAAGGACGAAAGATGAAAGAAGATGAAGGTATGGGAAAATGTGGTGAATGTGGTGGTTCTACAGAAAATCATGACCCCGAATGTTCAAAGTATCAATCAGCAGAGAAAAGAAAAATGAATAAAGAAGCAAAAGAAATCGAGCAAGTTGATGAACTAGACGAAGCGGCAAACGTTAAAGGCATTCAAAAAGCAGTTGACGACGGTAAGTCTATGGATGCTATCATGACTATGTTCGCTAACAAGCGCACAACAAATACAGATGAAATTCGCAAGGTTGTAAAAGACTACATGTGGAAAAAGCGCATGAAAGGGTCTGCAGACGCAGACGACAAGATTAAAGGGAAGTATATGAAAGTCCCTGCGACTGGTGCAAACAAAGGCAAACGCGTCAAAGAAGCAAAAGACTTAGAAACTGGCAATGTCGATAAGGCATTGAAGCATGACTGTGCTAAGCACGTGACAAGTGAACAGTGGGGATTTGGTGAATGTATTCCTGGTCAACACACGCTTGTCGAAGGTCTCGAAGGCGAAGGTTATGTAACGCACTATGACGTTATGTTTGAACACGGTGTTGAGTTTAACGTTCCTGTTGAAGAGTTGAAGATTCTTGTTTCTGAATCGCATATGCACAAGAAAGCCAAGAAAGAAGAAACTCAAGAAAAAGGTGCGCTTCGTCGTGAAGATGTTAACGAAGGTTACGAAAACATACAAGAAGTAGAAGCAGAAGTTGAAACTACGTATTCAAACTTTATTGAAGCAACTCGCGCTGCTCTTCGTCAGATGTGGGAAGCATCAGATAAGTCTAAGCATACAAAGGGCGCTACTCCTCCAGAAACCTCAAAAGAAAAGTTGAAGGGTAAAGCAGCACTTGATATGGCAAAGGATCACGATTTTGATAATCCAGAACTCGCTGCTGACGATGAGAAAGGTCATGATGATGCTTCTAAGGCAGGACGCGTAACTAAACAAGCGCCTACTAGGAATGGTGATAATCGTAAAGGCGACAAGAATATCGTTAATCCAGTAAAAGGAGCACAGTAAATGGCATTAGTAAGACCAAAGTGGTGCGGTGACGCACATCCAACTCCGAACGGTTGGGTATCTCCCAAAGGCGAGTTACTCAAAAAACAAAAAATTACGGCAGAACAAATTGCAGAATGGAATGGTGTTTCTGCTCCTGCCCCAAAACCGCAGACGCTAACTGAAGCGCCTGCAGTAGAAAGAGAATTGACTGAAGAAGAAGTTACTCATCATTATGGAGAAGATCATGTAGAAGAAGAAACCCATAATGATGAGGAATAATAATGGCTGATAAAAAAGAAGTAACTGTCGATGATGCACTTGCTGCCGCTGACACTAACGGAGACGGGCACGTCTCTATGGAAGAAATGGAAGCACATATGAACCTTGAGTTCAAGAGAAAAGAACTTGAAGATAAAGACGCGCAAAGAGATGCAATTCGTAAGATGGCATGGTTCTCGTTATTTGGTCTTTTATTATATCCTTTCGGTATTTTCTTAACATCAGCGTTTGGTTTAGAAAAAGCGTCTGAGTTAATTGCCGATATTGCTCCTACTTATTTTGCTTCAATTGCTGTATTAGTGTCAGCATTCTTTGCTGCTGATGCTGTTGGTAATAAAAAGGATTAATGAATGGAAACACTATCTGCTATGTTTGGTGATACGCTGTGGATTTACACGGCAATTGCTGGATCTGTTTTTGGTGCCGCGTTTTTAGCGTGGTTCAAAGATACGCATATGGCACTCTGGTGCTACGCCAAATTTGATCTCTTCTTAGACTCACTTATTGACAAATTCGGTTGGGAATGGTTGCAAGATGACCCTATGGCATGGCGTAAAAAATACCCAAAGGTAACTAAAAAGATAGATGAACTTGAAGCGAGAATTGTAGAGTTGGAGAATAAAAAATGATTTCAGAACTATCACACAAACAACGATCTCTTCTTTTCGCTAAACTAGCAAGCATTGCTTATGAAGATGAACCAGAAGCAAAGAAGCAAGTCAAAGAATTAGGATTTACTCAGGTAGAGTTTTATAACAGAGATGGCGCACAAGCATATCGTTTTCAAAACAAAGACGATATGGTCATTGCTTGTCGGGGTACGCAACCCACAGAGTTTAATGATATCAAGGCAGATCTAAATGCTCTTCCTGTTTTATCAGAAACAATTAGCAGAGTGCACAAAGGATTCAAAGCAGAAGTCGATGAACTTTGGCCAATGATCCTTGAAGACTTAGATCCTAAGCAAGTAGAGAAAAGAAAGGTTTGGGTTTGTGGGCATAGTTTAGGTGCTGCGATGGCAACCATTGTTGCTGCTCGTTGTACGCTTTGTGAAGAGTTGCCCAGCACAAAGGTTGAAGAACTTTATACCTTTGGATCACCTCGTGTGGGTTGGAATAAGTATTGTAAGAGTTTGCCTGTTAAGCATTATCGTTGGAGAAACAATAACGACATCGTAACGACTGTTCCTCCCGCGTTTCTTGGTTTCAAGCATCATGGTGAAAGTTGTTACATCAATGCTTACGGGCAAGTAAGAAATCTCAGCGGATGGCAATTAGTTAAAGACAAACTGCGTGGCATCTGGATGGGATTGAAAGAAGGTAAGATTGATAGTTTTGGTGATCATAGTATGGTTGAATATATCAAACACTTAGAAAACTGGAACAAGGAGTAACCATGAAAGATTATCTCTGGAAAATCATGGGAGAAAGAACGTCAATCGACGGAGCGATGTTAATTGGTGTTTGTGGTGCTGTTATATTGTTTGGCGGTATTGCTAAGTTACTTGCATGGGCAGGTCTTGCTTGGGGTATTTGGACGTTAGTAAAACCAGAAAATTAATAATATATAGAAGTAGTTCTTTTGGAATTACTTTGAATGAAATTATTTGAATCATTAACTGAAGATAACTTTTTACTTTTCGCAGCAAGAAATTATTATAATCCTACTTGTATTGACGCTGACGAATTTCATGAAGACTTGAAACGTTTTAAATATGTTAAGAGACTTGTTAATCGTTACATAGATAATCAAATTTTATCTGAGCGATTAATTCTCAATCACTTGATAGTTATCTTCAACGTTTTTGATGTCGGTCCTGGTTTAAAAATGCTCGAACATAGGTTAGATGAAAAACATTGGCCGGTGATTAAACCGTTTCTAATTTTCCTTAAAATTATCACCAACGATAAATATACTGGAATAAGCATGGACGAACATGTAGTTGACGCTTTGAGGAAAATTTAATGTCACTAATTACAAGAGCGGGAGACCTAGTATATACGTTTCGATTTTTGAAACTGTTGGTCACGCCATTCACAGAAACAGACGCTTTTAAATTAGGTTTGATTGACGAAGATGGTAAGAGGATTAAATCCGAAACTATCGATGACGCCGAGAAAAAATCTGCTTATACAGCATTCCACCGTTTAGTTTTCAATGTTAAAAGATTAATGGCAAAAGCACCAGGAGGTAGTTCTAAGATTGCCTCCTATGCTGCTGCTTTATATTTAATCCGTGAACATTTTAACCTTTCCGATAAAAATTTGCAAAAACTTGTGACAGAATCTAAGATGGATGTGATGGATTTTCTAACAGAAAATTCTCAATGGTACGTTTTAGATAACAAAATGTTAAGTCCTGGGGTCTATAGAATTAGAAACGAAAAAGTTTTATCAAAGTCCCTTGAACCTCTCGCGAACGAAAAGGATAAAGTTCGTGTTGAAGATAATTCATTTCCGATTACCGATATATTTGGTATCGATATTTACGAAGCAACACATATTAACTCAAATCAGAAAATACATGTTGCAGTAGGGGAGATATATAAGTGAAATCGTTTAAACAACACACTGAGGAAATGACGACTGCTGCTGACGCAGGTATTCCTCATGACACAGCAAACATGGGTCCGCGTAACAAAAAGAAAAAATATAAAGTTATGACACGCGGATATATAGAAGTGAATGGTAAAAGAAAGAAGTTAGTCAAATGATTCAAATTGTTATGTTAATGGCTGCATTATCTGCTATCGGTGGTGGATATGCTTATCACGTCTCAACCGTTTCCAAATTAGAATCTAACATTGTTCAACTCGAAGCGAACAATCGCACTCTTAAAGAAAACCAAGTTCAAATGGAGGTTGCTGTTAAAACAGCACAGGAATCTCTTGCTGCAGCTGAAGCAAATGCAAAAAAGTCAGAAGCTGCTATGACTGCTTTAACTCAACGCAATAATGAATTAGCGAGAGAAAAAGCAAATTACATGAAGATCTTCAAAGATCATAACCTGACTCGACTCGCTCGCGCCAAACCTGGCATGATTGAGAAACGAATCAATAATGGAACTGCAAAAGTTTTTAGGGATTTAGAAAATGATACGAAAGAACTTATGGCTGCTGATGATAATGATGCTGTTACTCCAGAGTTGTCAGTGGATGCCCAAGTGGAAGTGGGGAAAGGAAACGACGCCAGTAATACCGGAACCGAAAATAATAACAGTGGAGAAGAAAGTCCCGCTGAGGATTTACCAACCGCCGCTGCCACAGGAGATTGATTTACTCGATGTAAACTTCTTTGTAATCACAGAGGAGAACTTAGAGGATCAGGTCAAGGTTATCGAGAAAATGCTTGACGGGCAGTTCGTTGTGTTTGCTCTTACTCCAGATGGTTATGAGAAGATGGCAGAGAACTTTCAAGAAGTTCGACGCTACGTGAGACAACAAAAAGAACTTATTATCTACTATCGTGAAGCGACTACTGAGTCTGAAGGAACAGACGCAGAAGATTGGTTGCGAAACAATCCAAAATAATATATAATAGACCCAAGTCTTTAGATCAACCATATTAACTTAATGGAGGCGAACTTTCATGCCCAGTAATTACCTACCCACATCATATCAAGAATTTATCCATCTGTCTCGTTATTCGAGATGGTTGCCTGAAAAGGGAAGAAGAGAGACTTGGGAGGAAACGATCGCGAGGTATTTTGATTTTTTTACAGAACACCTTGAAGAAACCTGTAACTACAAATTGCCAAAGGCATTACGAACCGAATTAGAAGAAGCAGTATTAACCCAAAGAATTATGCCTTCAATGCGTTGTCTTATGACTGCTGGTGAAGCATTAAAACGAGAAAACATTGCGGGTTATAACTGTTCATACATTGCAGTCGACAAACCTCATGCATTTGATGAAATCCTTTATGTACTAATGAATGGTACTGGCGTTGGATTCTCTGTTGAACGTCAATATGTTTCTCAACTCCCTGTTGTTGCTGAGGAGTTTCATGATACAGATACTACAATTATGGTCGCAGACTCTAAGTTGGGTTGGGCGAAAGCATTAAAAGAAATGATCGGTTTGCTGTATGCTGGACAGGTTCCTAAGTGGGATCTATCTAAAGTTCGCCCTGCTGGTGCTCCTCTTAAAACTTTTGGTGGTCGTGCATCAGGTCCAGAACCACTTAATCAATTATTCCTATTTTGTATTCAAACGTTTAAGAATGCTGCTGGTCGTAAATTAAACTCAGTAGAATGTCACGATATCGTCTGTAAGATCGCTGAGATCGTCGTGGTAGGCGGTGTGCGTCGCTCTGCACTTATTTCTCTATCAAACCTTTCCGATGATAGGATGAGACATGCAAAAGCAGGTCAATGGTGGACTGACCATGGACAACGCGCTCTGGCGAATAACTCGGCGTGCTACACAGAGAAACCAGACATTGGTATCTTTATGGATGAGTGGAAAGCATTGTATGATTCCAAGTCGGGCGAGCGTGGTATTTTCAATCGTGAGTCTGCTAACAAAATGGCAGCAATGTCAGGTCGTAGAGAAGTAGACGGGCATGAGTTTGGAACTAATCCTTGCTCTGAGATTATCCTCCGCTCTCGCGAATTCTGCAACCTCTCCGAAGTCGTAGTTCGACCAAATGATACCTGGTTAGACCTGAGAGAAAAGGTTCGTCTTGCAACGATTCTTGGAACATTCCAAAGCAGTTTGATTAACTTTAAATATATCTCTGGCGCGTGGAAGAAGAACTGTGAAGAGGAACGATTGCTCGGCGTATCAATGACAGGGATTATGGATAATCCTTTGACCAATGGTAAACAGTCAAGCGACCTTGTGCCTCAGTTAGAATTGCTGAAGTCTGTTGCTGTAGAAACAAACAAAGAGATGGCGAAGAAGTTGGGTATTAATGCTTCAACTGCAATTACCTGCGTTAAACCATCTGGCACGGTTTCACAATTGGTTGACGCTGCTTCTGGTATTCATGCTCGTCATAATCCTTATTACATTAGAACAGTTCGTGGGGATAAGAAAGACCCATTGACCAAAATGATGATTGATGAAGGATTCCCTGTTGAAGATGATCAAATGAATCCATCACACACCTCAGTATTTTCGTTTCCCGTCAAGGTAGATAAAGGTGCTGTGTTTAGAACTGACATGACTGCTATCCAACAATTAGAACTTTGGTTGACTTATCAAAGAAGTTGGTGTGAGCATAAACCATCAATTACTGTTTCTGTTAAAGAACACGAATGGTTGGAAGTTGGCGCGTGGGTATATAAGAATTTTGATTATATGTCTGGCGTTTCTTTCTTACCGTTCTCTGATCACACTTATGCGCAAGCACCGTATCAAGACTGTGATGAACTACAATACCAAGACCTTCTTAACAAAATGCCTAAGAATGTCGATTGGGGTAAACTCGCTCAATATGAGCAATCAGATATGACCGTAGGTGCACAAGAACTCGCGTGTGCTGCTGGTTTTTGTGAAATACAATAAGGAGACTTTATGGACGAAGAAGGTTTAATGTTTGAATGCGATTGCATTCTTTGTAATTGTAAGTCAGTTGTGCAAGCAGTTGACGAATCCGAAAAACCAGGGTTTTGCCCCATGTGTGGAACTGCCACGGAGTTCGAAGAGTTATTATAGATAACTCTATGACATGGATATTTGAAGACAAACAATTTGAACCCGATGATGATTTCTTAAAAGACCACATCGGGTTTGTTTATATGATAGAAGAGTTAGATACCAATATGAAATACATTGGTAAAAAACTTTTCTGGAAGTCTGCGTTCAGAGTTAAAAATAAAAAACGCAAACGCGTCAAACTAGAATCTGATTGGAAAACATATTTTGGTTCTAACAAGGTTCTTAAAGAAAAAGTAATTGACAATGAAATTAATTATAAGAGGACGATCCTAAAACTCTGCAAGACGAAAGGAGAGTGTTCTTATTACGAAGCGAAGTATCAATTTGATTATGAT